AGCAGGCGCTGTCTTGTCAGCAGTTCAATCAATCATTCCTAATGTTGGTGATATAGCAGGAGGCATTGCTTCAAGTGTTGGTGGCTTCTTCAAGTCAGTAATACCCGGATTGGCAGAGGGTGGCATAGTCACCAAGCCAACTCTCGCAGTCGTTGGTGAAGCAGGAGCCGAAGCAGTCATACCTTTGAACAAGGCGGGCAGTCTCGGTGGAACGACAATCAACCTGACGGTCAATGCAGGAATGGGAACTGATGGGGCTGAAGTAGGTCAACAAATTGTGACATCACTTCAGGCTTGGTCTCGCCAAAACGGAAGTATCCCTATTACGACAGTGAGTCAGTAATGGCTGCCATCACGGTGACTGTCGAAGTTGCTTTCGATGGTTCGACATTCACAGACATTTCAAACAAGGTCACATCCTGTCGAATTAACTATGGGCGAGCGAAGCCAAACGAGTGGGACTTTCCTGCTGGTAAGGCGTCGATTATTTACGACAACCGAGACAATTCACTTACTCCGTCTCATTCAGACAGTCTCTATGGTTCGAGTTCGCAGTTAATCGGTAGGGAAGTGAGAATCTCTGCTTCTGTTACAGGAGGCTCCGATTCTTACCCAACGTATTTGTTCAGAGGTTTCTTATCTGACCTTGATTATCAAGCAGGATTCAACACAAGTACTGTCACAATTTCAGTAGTTGATGGCTTTGATCGCCTCGCACAGACGAGCATCCAGTCACAAAATTTTGCAGAGGATTTCACAGGATTGAGAATCAAAGACATCCTTGATCTCGCCACAGTTAATTACCCCTCTGGTACGAATCCTTTAGACAGGGATCTCGACCTTGGAGTAACTAAAGCAGTTGCAGCAACTGGCGTTACGACCAATGCACTTGATTACATTCAGCAATTGGCACGAACAGAGAACGGAAGATTCCTTGTTCAACACGCAGGTACGCCATCATCAACGAACAAGGGTGGAGTTCTTACCTACTTGTCTCAAAATGCAGCTGCATCTGACTCAGGATTAACAATCTCTGATGACACATCCCTTCCATCAGGTTCAGTTGAAGCAAGAGTAATTGATCTTGAATGGGGATCAGAGAACTTGACTAATGCTTATGAGTTCACAGATGGATCAGGAACTGTTCACACAGGAACTTCCTCTGACTCAATTAGTAAGTATGGGCAACGGATTCTTAAGAGAACTCTTCTTTCAGATTCCACTGCCACGCAAGAAGCAGGTCAGTATTGGATCTACCTTCATGATGAACCTGCACTCAGGATGAGCAAAGTTTCGGTTGATCTTCATGCAGCAACAACTGCTGATGCCGAGAAGTTATTGCATCTCAATGTGCTCTCGTCACTGGATCTTTCTTATTTACCATCAGGATCATCAGTAAGTATTGAAGGTGCTTACACCGTTGAAGGCGTAACGCTAGACATTTCAGTTTTGGACATGGCTTCCAACGAAGCAAAGATTGTCGGAACTTATTCAACATCAGCATTCAGGGCTGGTTATTTCACACTCAACGATGTTGTGCTTGGTGCTCTACCAGTAGTGCTCGCACCATCTTGGGTCGATACATCATCATTCAGACTTGGAGATAGTCCTCGAGACATTCTTCCAGTCTCTCTAGGTTAAGGAGGTCAGTTTGGCTGGCTATCGCAACTGGGCAACAGGGGACGTGGTAACCGCAGCGGATTTCGTTGCGTATATCAGTTCTCAAGTCATCTCAGTTCACACAACTACAACAACAAGAGACTCTGCGATCACTTCTCCAGCAGAAGGTCAATTCGCTTTTACGAAAGACACTGACACTCTCTGGTACTACAGCGGTTCAGCGTGGGTGGCGACTTCACTCGCAGCCGATATTACGGACGTCCTTACTGCGAGTAACTCATCACTCGAAGGAGGAGGGTCGAGTGGATCAATCAGTTTGAAAGTTGACGTCGATAACTCAACATCGGCTACTGCTACTGCTGCCGATTACGTCTTAATCGCAGACACTGATGATTCCAATAACACCAAGAAAGCATTGATCTCAGACATCACTGCTCTTGCAGGTGACATTCAGGGAATCACAACCGCAGCCGACTCTGGCATCCAAGGTGGAGCAACGAGTGGAACTCCTTCACTTTCACTTAATCTTGGAGGTTTAACAGCTGCACAAAACATCGGTTCAGATGGTGCAGGTGTTGACGTTACTTTTCACTCAGCAACCGCTGGCGACTACGCCATGTGGGACGCCTCAGACGAGAAACTCGTTTTGGAAGGCAGCAATGGACAAACAGTTTTAGATATCACCGACGGCAATGTTGTCATAGGAGATGGAACTCTCACAGTTGGATCTGATGGTGCTGGCGAAGACGTCACGTTCTATTCAGACACTGCTGGAGATTCGATGGTCTGGGATTCTTCAGAAGAGAAACTCGTCATCACAGGAACCACAGGACAAAATGCTTTAGAGATTCCAGCTGGCGATGTTTCAGTCACAGAATCCTTAACAGTCTCAGGTGGTCTTGTTGCACCTCTAGGTATCACAACAAACGCAGCGACCGCCTACACATTTGTCGCAGGCGACGCAGGGAAACTCGTTACAAGTGACAATGGCTCGGCTCAGACTCTCACGGTTCCACCGAACTCTTCAGTTGCCTTTGCCGTTGGAACAACGATCACAATAATTGGAATTGGTGCAGGGGAAGTAACTCTTGCTGAAGGCTCAGGAGTAACGATTAACAGTAAAGACTCCGAGAAAAAGATTGATGGGCAACACGCTTCAGTCACTTGTATAAAAACAGCCACCGACACTTGGCAGTTAGTGGGAGCTCTGACTTCATAAATGTCTTACATCCACGGTCTCATAGGTTCAATATCAAATGCAGGAGGAGGAATCCCACCTAGTGCTCCTCAATACTTTGCGTTCGATCACGCCCAACAAGGCTTGTTGTCTACAGCAACAAGAGTGAATCTCAGTGCGCCTGCCTCTGCTGGAACGATGCCGGTAATTGGCTACAAGTATTATCGTGATGGCAGTTTGATCCATACAACAACTGGTACTTCTAGTGCAGATCAGTCTTATGTTCATACTGGGCTGACTACAGGTTCAACTTACTCTTACACAGCGACTGCTTATTCTGCTGTAGGTGAGTCACCTCATACTGCTGCCATTTCTTTCAAGAATCCACAAGCAGCAACTGTCGGCTTCAGCACTACTGGGATGTATAGATACTTTGAATCAGGTACAAGAAATGCAAGCAGTACACGCCCCAATGTAGACGGTGAAGGTTTCGTGGTTTACCAGATTTACGGAAACGGAAATTGGTGGATTCAATCGAATCCTGATTCAGCTCCGATCACTGTCCTCATGGTTGGGGGTGGTGGTGGCACATACTCACCATGGAATCCAAAAGGCGGTGCGGGGGCGGGAGCGCTTTTCGTACTTGATGAAGTCACAAACCTTCAAGATTTAGGAACTGGCTCAAGTTACCCAAGGTCAGTAATCATTGGTGCTGGCGCTGCATACAACTCGTCTTACAGCGGTGGAATCACACAATGCTCAAACCTCTACTACGACGGAAGCAGTTGGCAAACGATTTACACAGGCGGTGGACAGACTGGCACTGCGAACATTCAATACGGCGGGTCAGGTAAAGGTGCTGACATCAACATGAATGCTTCAGCGGGTTACCACACAACAAACCAAGGCACAGGTCACCAAGTAACAAGCCCAACCACTTACAAAGGTGGCAATGGTGGTCAGTCACATTCCAGCGGTGGTCAGAATCCATCTCTCGGATATGGGGCATCTGGCGGTGGAGGAGGCTCCTACTTTTCATCAGGTTGGAATGGGGCGAATGGTTGGTCTTACGCCTCTGGTGCTTCAGGAGGCGGTGGCGGTCAGGGGTATTACTTCGCTAGCAACAAAGGGTGGGGTGGAATCCATAACAACAACGGAAGCTACTACTTTTTAAGTGGGATAGGTGGAGGAGCAGGGGGAACCTCATGGGGTTACTCGGGCTACCAACCCAGCTATCAACCAAGTTACGGATCTGGCACACATGGTGGCGGTCATGGAACTGCTGCTAGGTACGCAACCTATTTTGGTCAATTAACAACTGTCTTTCCTAATGGTCAAGACATGCAGGGCAACTGGTCTGCATCCTCTATTTATTGTCATGGAATGGATGCCTCTGGAGGCGGAGGAGGTTGCATTTTGAACGGAACTGTCCAAGGTGGAAATGGTGGCTCAGGCGCCATGTACATAAGGCTGCACACATAATGGCTCACTACGCAGAACTCAACGAAGAAAACATCGTCGTCAATGTTGTCGTCGTAGGTAATGAAATTATCACCGACGAAAACGGTGACGAGCAAGAACAACTCGGCATTGATTATATGAATGACCTGTTCCCTGATTCAGGGACATGGGTTCAAACTTCCTACAACCACAATATGAGAACCAACTACGCAGCCATCGGCTTCAAATACAACGCCGACCTCGACAGGTTTGAAATGACCGAACCACCTCCTCTATATCCATCATGGACTTTCGATGATGAAACAGGCACATACACGCCACCTACTCCCAGAGCAGGCGAAGCATGGTGGTGGGATGAAGAGACAGTCAGTTGGATAAAAGGAGAGGAACCGCCTTGGCATAAAGGCTGGGACGATGACACAGGCTGGGATTGTGGGACACCTGACATGGAAACAATGCCCGACCCTATTGAAGATGGTGAGCATTACTGGGACGGCGATCAAGAGAAATGGATACCGAATGACTTACTTAACTAGAGCAGACTGGGGCGCTGTCCCAGCAGTCAAATCACTTCCAGTTTCGAAGAACCTCAAAGGAGTTTGTCTTCACTACATGGGATTCACCTGTCCCGAGAAAGATCCAGAAAGACTCGCTCGCTCAATTCAACGAAATCATATGGGGAAACCAAAGGGATGGTGGGACATTGCATACAACGAGTTAATCGCTTTGGATGGAACGGTTCTCGAAGGCAGGGGACTGATGCACCGATGTGGTGCCAATGGGAGCACCAAACACAACAAGCAATACATTGCCATCGGACTTCTGATCGGGGATGACCAAGAGCCATCACCCGAAATGATCGAAGCAGTAAAAGAACGAGTACAGCTCGTGCGCTTCTTTCAATCCCAAGCCACTCAGATCGTGGGTCACTGTGACCTCAAGGCAACACGTTGTCCTGAAAAACACGTCATGGCACTAATCAAATCAGGAGCATTCGAGCCGACAGGCAAAACAGTTCCTGCTATCCAACAAATCCCTACGCTCGAGGAACGTATCACGAGCCTTGAGAAGCAGGTACAAATTCTGGAAGGTAAATCCTGCAAGTGTCCTCATCCAACTTAGTAAAAATCATCGGAGCAATCACTGCACTCATTGCAGCTGTATCTGGGCTTCTCGTAGCCCTAAGAAGTGGCTCAGACTCAGTTCCTTACACAGTCATTCATCTTGATTCTCCGAAGGCATACGATGACTTCTTAAGAAATCATCCAGCGGGGTAATCATGCAACCAAATGAAATCAACACAATGAAAGTCTGGATCGACCAAGACTTATGCACTGGGGATGGACTCTGTGAAGAAATCGCACCCTCAGTTTTCTTCGGTCACTCCGACGGTCTTTTCTACGTTAAAGAAGACGGCTCGGAAACGCCGAAAGAACCAACTCATAAGATGACCGAAACCGTTGACGTTAAACCTGAGAATGTGGAGGCAGTAATAGAAGCAGCCACAGAATGTCCGGGTGAATGCATTTTTATTGAGATTTCCGAATAAATTGATTCTGCTACATAAAGAAACTAAAGTAGATACTGAAGGGGAGCGAGCTTCGCATCTACTTTCTGATTCTTGCCCGAAGGGCAGAAGGTGAAAGTAGATACGAACCATCGTTCCTTTTCATAGGAAATAACTCGAGAAATCGGGTTTAACTGTGAAAGGAAAGATATGGGAAGTAGTAAAACAAAAGCAGCAATTTATTGCCGTAAGAGTTCAAGAGATGATCGTGAAGGTGAAAACCGATCTATCACTGGGCAAAGAAAAGATTGCGAAGAACTAGCAAATAGACTCGGCTATGAAATCGTGCATGTCTATGAAGAGGCAGTCGGCACGTCCGCCTCACATATTAAAAATCATGCACGCCCTCAGATGGAAAGAGCACTTGCAGATATTGGAGATAAGTACTCCGTTCTTATTGTTTGGGCTCTTGACAGATTAACTAGAAAAGGAATGGGAGAAATTGGAACCATTCTTGAACGTCTTGAAGAGACAGATGGAAGCATTGTCAGTGTCTCTGATGGGGTAGACACTTCTGACGAACACACTCGGTTGCTACTTGCGATCAAAAGTGAGATGGCTCGAGATGAAATTGCCAAAATGACCAAGCGTGTTCATCGAGGAAAAATTCAACAGAGAGAAAGAGGTGAGTCCACAGGTGGGCGACCTGCTTATGGTTGGATGAAAGACGACACTGCCGAGTATGGGTACAAAGTTGATCCTGACGCTCAGAAGTGCATTCAAGGAATGGTCGATCTAATTCTTGATGGTGCAAAAATTGCAGACGCTGCAAGGTGGGCTGATGAACAGGGTTACAGAAAATCATCGGGTGCAAGATTCACGTCGAATGGTATGCACAAGTTTTTACGAAGTCCTCATTTGTTAGGACATCGTTACTATTCACAATCAGACACAACATTTTCTGATGACGATGGGAAACCAATTCAAGTCACTGAGCCAGTCATTTCTGAAAAGGATTTCTACTCAATTCAAAAGAAGATCCCGAAGATGAAAATGAACCGAAGGACTTATAAGAAAGAAGACCCAACCCCTTTCTTTGGATTGACTAGATGTTCAGGGTGTGGCAATCGTTTGTATTTCAAGAAACGCCAAGACAGAAAGCAACCAGAAGTAAGTCGTGCTCGACCTTCTCATGGAAACTCAGTTGCCAAAGACGACATGTATGCAGTATGTAGGAAAGATGGCTGCTCCAAAAAAGCAGTTGCTTACTACGGCGAGTTCCATGACTATGTTGTCACTCACGCATTGATGTTCGTGGGAACTCTTGAAGCAGGGTCTGGAATTTTAGAAGAGGTTTCTCGGCGTTGGCTTGGCACCTCTAATCCTGAGATGGCTGGCCTGCGTGCTTCTTTAGAAGACAGGATCTCTGTTCTCCAAGGAAAACTCTCAGAGTTGATGGCTGATTACTACGATTCTGAAAACATAGATCGAGACACTTTTGATCGTCTCAAGGAAAATCTTGAAGCGAACATTTCAGAAGTGAAAGAAGACATGGGGAGCCTTCCAGATATTGCACCTAATCTTGGAGCGATTTTGGATCTTGCTCAGTTTGCCGATGACCCTGAAGCCTCTTTAGTAAGTGAGGATTCTGCTTGGGCTCAATTAAGTATTGAGGATCAACACGCAGTACTTAAGTGTCTGATTGACGAAGTTGTTCTAACTAAGGGTGAAGGAAATCGAGGTGTCAGAGTTCCTGTAGAAGAGCGAATTGAAATCAAATTCGTTACAGAATCGAATGTCCTTGAAATTGCTGAACGTCCTGATCGGGAATACGCACCCGACAAAGAACTTGCAATGAGTGCATGAGTCTCATTATTGGTTTTACAGGGAAGCCACGAGCAGGCAAAGACACAGCTGCTTCCCGATTAGTTGAGTATCACGGTTTTACGAGAATCGCATTTGCAGACCCAATAAGGGAAGCGATGATGCAACTCGATCCTTATGTTCAAGGATGCACACGACTCTCGTATGTTGTGAACAAGTTTGGATGGGAATACGCCAAAGACAACTGGACAGAAGTCAGAAGACTTTTGCAAGTCTTTGGCACCGAAGTTGGGCGTGACCTATTTGGTCAAGATGTATGGGTGGAACGCTTGATGGCATACATCGACTCGCAGCCCTCGGGTCACCGAATCGCAATAACTGATGTCCGATTTGAAGATGAGGCAAAGGCTCTTCGAGACAGGGGAGCATTCATTGTTTGCATTAATCGCACATCAGAACATTCAAACGACGTAGTACTTTCTCATCGCAGTGAAACGGAGTCAGCAGGCATATTGCCGAACTACGTCGTACCCAACCAAAAGGGTTTGGAAGAACTTTATTTCAGACTCGACAGGTTGGTTCCCAGATTAGCCAAACAGAGGAGAAACCTTTGAAAGACTTACTTGAAAGATTAATTTGGACTGCCGTTCAATCAGCAGGTGGCACGCTCATGGCAGCTTCTGCAATTGACGGAATCGAAGTCTGGCACGCAGCAGCAATTGCTGGATTGTCAGGTGCGGTTTCAGTTCTTACTACTTACTCAAGAAAACGACTTGGACAGTTAGACGCCTAGTCACCTTTACACAAAAAAGAAACCCCCTTCCCGTAACACTGATGCTGGGAAGGGGGTTTTTTTATTTAATTGATTTCGACCTTAGCAAGGGTTTTCATTACTACAGGGATCGTAAGTAACTCTTCGACCATCTATGTACGTGACGAGAAGATCGGTTCGCTCCCAATCAGGTACATCCAACTGGCATTTGCAATCTTCTTTATGTATTTGCTCGGTAAGCATCTGAGGTTTCACCCCCTTTCTTAAATAGAAAAAAGACACCCCGACATGGGGTGCCTCTTTTAATTGTGCCGTGTTTTAGCGTCAACCTGTTCTTGACTTTTCGATATCCACTTTCAGTTGACGCTTCTGGTGTTGACAGGATGCGGAAAAAAATTTCAAAAAACTTTCTCAGATTTTTCTGATTTTTCATCGAGTTTCGGTCTCTAGCTGTGATGAGGCAAGTATGACAGAACCTCAAGTAAAAACTATTCAACGTAAAGGTTCACGCTTTTACGTCCATCCTTCATCAGGCGACAAATTCATCGGAGTGACTTCGGTGCTTCGAATGTTGCCCAAGCCATTCCTTCAATACTGGGCAGCCAAGATGGTCGCCGAGTCTGCTGTAGAAAACATTGGTGCAGTTATGAATCTGATTTCTTCAGGTGACAAGACTGCTGCAATTGACATGCTCAAGCGAGCACCAACTAGATCATCTGGCGCAGCTGCTGATACTGGAACTCAACTCCATGCCATAGCGGA